GCTCGTACTTACTTGTCATTGACCGATGCAGGTATGTCTCCTGCGTTAGCTCAGGTAGCCGAAATGCTAGGATATTCATCTGAAAACATGGGCGCATTTAAAACTGCACTTGGTGAGGGTGAAATCTCAATCGAACAGTTTACAGATGCGTTGATTGAGCTAAACGAAAATGGTAATGCTACGATGCGTGCCTTAAATGAATTAGCTAAGGAAAACGCACTAAAAAGTATCGGTTCATCTTTGACAGTTGCACGTACACAGATTGAAAAAGGATGGGCTTCAATCATTCAGTCTATCAACGATACTGTGGAATCTTTAGGGTATGGAAGTATTCCTGAGAATATCGCTAAATTTGGTAATTTCATGCGTGATTCCATGTATGGAGTTTCTAATTTTATCAACGAAAATCGAGAGCCGATAGGTGAATTCTTAGACTTTATCATAGATAAATTCAATGCAGTTCAAAACGAATTGTCAAAATTTGATTTTGGTGATTTCACAGACGGATTGAAAGACTTTAAACCAGTTCTTGAGGGTGTCGTGGACTTAGTAAAAGAAGTTTATGATGCATTCAAAGGATTCGCTAGTTTTGTTGGTGGTGGCGATATATCACGTGGTTTAGGAAGATTAGCAGGTGGATATATCACGTTAGCCTATGGATTAAGAGTTTTAGGTGGAGTTCTTTCCTTTGGTGGTGGAACAATTAGCAAAGTAGCTCAACTAGCAGAATGGTTTGGTTCTAAAGGTAAATTCGCAAACTTTACTAAGAAAGGTTCTTCACTGTTCTCTATCTTCCAAAATAGTAATAAAAACAAATCCGTTACAGATTCTCTAGGTAAGGCAACTACTACTTTTGATAAAGGTGCATTCTATACCAAACTAGGAAATCAGGCTCAACTTGCGTTGATGGCAGGGAACATGATGTTATATGTCGAAGCTATCAATCAATTGAATAATAAGATTCCTGATGATTTAAGCAAGTTGATTCCTAAACTCGCTACTCTAGGAGCAACGATGGGTGCAATGATTGGTGTTACTAAAATCATGAGCAATATGTCAAAGACAGTTGATTTCAAAACACAATTGACTGGAATTGTTTCTTTGATTGGTGCAGGAGGAGCTTTATATGTGCTTGCAGAAGCCATTGGAGAAGTCAATAAGAAAGTGCCTGATGATATAGGAAGCTTTGCATCCAAAATGGCAAATATGGCAATCGCTATAGGTGGTATAGGAATTGTAGTAGGTGCATTAGGTGGCTTGGCTAGTTTGGGCAATGGACTTGGTGGTATCATCATGGTTCTTGGTGGAATATTCACCTTAGGATTGGCAGGTATTCTTTATACTGTTAGTCAATCTATTTCTGCAATGGCAGACAGTGTCATGGATATAGGTACTGCTCTTGAAAAGTTTGGAAATATAGAAATCGATTCCAAAGGTGTATCGAAGAACATGAAAACAGTTACCGATACACTCGATGATTTAACTGGTTGGTCAGGTGGATTCTTTGGAGCGATTGGAAAGTTGGCAACACAGAAAATTGATGAGGGCAACATTGCACAAGCAAGTTCTAACTTGAATCAGTTACTAGATGTTGTAAAAGCTCTTGAGGGAATTCAAGAAGTTGGAACATTGGATGGAGATTCAATCGAAAAGAACCTGAAAGCCGTTAAGGAAATCTTGCAGGCTTTACAGTCTGTTATGCCTTTACCAACAGTCAATATTGAAAACATGAATACGGACAATGTAACTTCCATTGCCGAAAACATAGATGCTTTATCACAGTTAACAGATAAACTCAGTGCATTTGGATCAAAAGAAATTCCTGATATCGATGTCGAAAAACTTACAACCACGATTACAAAAGTATCTACTGTTTTAGAACAGTTGAAAGATGTTCAATTCCCTGATGTTCGATTAGGCACTTCCTTAACATCTGAGAATGCCGAAAACATAATCGGAGTATTGGACAACTTGTTGCAGATTTTTCCTAAAGTCAATGAACTTATTAAGGTAGCAACTGAAAATCCAATCAATGTAGAAGGTTTTGGCAGTGCTATCAAGAGCATTTCTGATTTGTTAGGTAAAATCAATGAAGATTTAATGCCAAGTGGTGAAACACGTGTTGGCTACAATATGGAAAACTTCATGAGTGCAGATACAATTCAGAATGTTATCGATGCACTGAATGGCATGATTAATTTGGTTACAACTTGCAAATCCTTGATGGATACATTCACAAATATGGATGTAGACTTCAAAACATTGAGAATGAACATTAATTCGATGTTAACTGCATTAGGTGGAACTGTCAGTGGTTATGGAGCAGTCGAAATTGACACAGAAAAACTAGCTCAATTGGAAGAAGTTGTAGATACATTTAGCACCATCGTGAGCAAGATGCAGTCTATCAGTCAAGCTCAAATCAACTTTGAAACCATAAACAGTATCATTTCACAGATTGGTACAGTCATTACAAATCTTGCTAATCTATCCAGTGTAGAAAATGCACAGAATGTTACTGCTCAGGTCGATGCTTTGATAGCTAAATTCCAAGAGTTATTAACAAGATTGCAAGGCATGGATGAACAGTTCTTAACTGTTGGTACAACTTGGGGAAATTCCTTGTATACAGGTTTTGAAGAAGCCGATGTAACAGGACAATGTGTTGCTTATATCGATTCCATGATTGCCGAGTTAGGCAAGAAAGACTTCACACCAGTTGGTACACAGTATGGAAATCAGATTGTCAGTGGATTTAGAACGGCAGTAGCAAGTCTTCCAAGTGCAATGTCAACTGCGATTTCAGGTTTAAATGCGTACGCTTCGAGGTTCTCAAGTGCAGGGGCGAATTTAGGAAATTCCTTTGCAAATGCATTCAACAATGCAGTATCGAACTTGGAAACACCAAACATCAATGTAGAACGTGATTCACGAGGTGGCGAAGTTCCAACTGGATATTATGCAAAAGGTGGATTTGCAAGAAGAGAAACAGATACTATTCCTGCTATGTTGACACCTGGAGAGTTCGTGGTGCGAAGAAATGCAGTAAAAGGTATTGGAGTGTCCTTCTTGAAAAAAATCAATGATATGGACTTTAAAGGTGCTTTTAAAGGCTTGATGTCATCGCAAGGAAATAATTCGATGCAAGCGACTTACAACCACATTGTGAACAATACTTCTAACTACAACTATGGAGATAGAAGTATCACGATCAATGGTGGCAACGAACGCAAGCAACGATTAAAAGCAAATAGATTTATGAAAGGATTGGCATATTAAAATGTTTGGAAACTGTGAAAACTTTAACCCTGTAAGACAATATGTTCAATTCAATGATTTGGTCTTTGATTCTACGGATGTGATTAGTGAAGCGAGTTACAAACAAAGCACAAAGACCGAAACAGAAGAGTATTCCTATGGTCATGGTAGCTATGTAAATTTCAAGTCCTCCCAACAGTTTTTAACTGAGGGAGACTTGAGCATGACCATTAACATTGACTATCGAAAATATAGAAGAGAAGAGAGGAAATACCTCAAAGATTTTATCAAGCTAAACTTGATTAAAGCTGGTCGAATATGGGCAATTGAAGATAACAAGATTCTATGGGCATATGCCTATGTAACGGACTTCTCAGACGATTACTACAAGTTCAAAGGGCATATATCCTTTGATATAGAGTTGAAACTGTATGAGGGAGTATGGCACATTGCAGACCCTAGAAAAACGTATCTGATTCCATACAGTACGTGTAACTTCCTAGAGTGCTATGACTTTAGAGACGATACAAACTGTGGCGATTGTTGTGTGAACTGCGTAAAGCCAATGGAAGAAGATTGTGCATCTTGTCTGTGCCATTGCGATGATTTGGTAAAAGAAAATTCTTTATGTGTAGTCGGTCGAAATATCTTAGATGAATTCATGCGTTGTGGAAAATCATTCTTGCTTGTATATGACTGCAAGCGTTCAGAAGAATTCTTTGGTGAGGATTCATATGGAAAGAAAATCTATAAAGCCGATGTATGTAAATCAACGATAGCAGGACAGTTCTATTCAGGAACTATCCTAGATACAACGAATATTGATATTCGTATCGAGGGTAAATTTCAAAACCCTGAAATTAGTATTAACGGAAATCGCATCCGTTTGATAGGTGATTATGACGGAACAATCACGATAGATAGAAGTGGCTCAGTCATGTATTCAAAAGGCGATTGTTGCCCATTTGAAGAAGTCGATTTGAACAATGTAGAAATCTTGGATGATTTCCTATTCACAGTAAAACATGGCATGAATAACGCAATCGTAAAGAATTCATGTTGTGAAATGGCGAGCGTTTATATCTATGTAGATGAAATAACGTACTAGAAAGGAATGTGTATGGCAGAAGAATATTGTTCACCTTGTATAAAACTACAAGAAGAAAGTGCAGAATTCTATGAAAATGGTGTAACCGATGCAGTCTGTAATTCATTAGGTGATAACACTGGATTCAATCCTGAAAGTGGCAATAACACTTGCGATGATCTAAAGACTGCAAACGACTGTTTGATATTAGGAAATATTGAAGAGTTACCTGCATATGATGTCTGCAAATGGAAAGAGTTCATGGAACAGTTTTTACCCAATCAGTACAACATGAACGAAGCTATCATTTGTGCTATCTGT